TATCCGGTGAGTCGTATCGAGTTTAACATTGCCACTGGCATCTTTTACGCGCATACCGTAAGCCATTAAGGAAGCTCCCCTAATTCAACCCTGAGGTTAGCGCTGTCGTCATAGACTTTAATAATATTATTGGCGCCATCAATGACGATCGTTCCATCCCCTACATCTATAGATTCATCTACTGTCAATGTTCCGGTATTTGCCGCGAGCGCGTCTAACTGGCTGGCTGTAATTTTGTCTGCGGTTACGCTACCGGTATAAATATCGCCACCGTCTATCTTGGTGGTATCAGAAGAATGCGCCCAACCGGTGGCTACCGCTGCATCTATCAACACCCACTCTCCGGCCGTTACCGCATCATCTCCGGCATTCGTAGCCCTGTATAGCTTACTATCATCGCTGTCTATCCAGAGATCCCCTGCGGACGTAGCGGTAGGACAAGTTGATTGCCGGAATGTGGTTACGCCGCCCCCTCCTCCGCTCTGTGATATTACTACCCACGCCGAACTCTGATATACATAAAGTTTGTTACTGTCGTTTGTATCGATCCAGTAATCCCCCTCATTCATTCCTGTTGTCGGCGCGTCGTCTTGGTAATATGTTTTAGGGGGAATGGCGTCTGATGCCAGCTTTGAAAGGGTTATCGATTCGGCTGTAATTTTTCCGCCATCTAAATCGCTTATTTTGGCGTTAGTTACTATTAGATCCTTTATCTGCGCGGATAGGGTTATCAGCTCCCCGGCGATAAGCTTGCGAGCAGAGATTATCGCATCCCCTATTTCAGATTCAGTTAAAGGTGTAAAGTTTATTGTTACTGCGGAAGAAAGGGAACCTGCGCCAAAGGTGTCTGCGCCTCTGACTTTATAATATGCTCTATCCTTTATAGTGAATTTATCAAGGGCGGTTGGGGTTCCAGATGGCCAGCTGGCTATCGAAACCTTGCCCGTCGCATTGTTAAAGGCGGTTATGATAGCTTCTTGGCCGGCGTATGTCCCGCTTGTTTGCAATAGAACATCCCCTACAAAATAGTCCACGCCCTTGCCGATTAAAGAAGTATCTGTAATGCTTGTGGAGTCTGGTGAAGCCGCGACCGCGTCTACGGGAGCGTTACCCTGAACGGTAATCATCTTCCCGGATATCCTAGCCTCTAGTGTTTCTTCTCCGGCCCAAGCGTTAGTGTTTGATTTGTAAACTTCGTAATATCTCAAGTCAGTATCAACGCTATCCGTCCATTCAATCTTCGCATAGCCAAACCACTGGGTGGCCGCGATAGTCGGTGCTGAAGGAGCGGCGTTTGTGGGAGTTACACTTGCCGCGGTAGTAGAGTAGTTTCCAGAGGTATCGAAAGCCTTGATATAGTAAGTACCCGGGGACCGGGATGAAGGCGCTACTATTGTGAATGTGTTGGTAAGTCCGCGATAGATAAGGTTAGCATTCTGGACTCCCCAGTTTGAATCCGTATCCCTTATTTCATAACCCAGTAGATCCTTATCTGTATTCTTATCCCAAACGAACACAAGGGCGTTAAGGAAAGTGTATGCAAAATTTGTAACATTGTTAGGATTGGAATCCTTACCCTCTAAGGTAATTGAAGCAGAAGGGCTGCTGCTTCGGCTATTTTCTACATTATTATCTGAAACCGACACAACCAAAACCTTATAGGTTGCATTAGTTAATCCACCTTGTATCTTAAAACTTTCTGCGGTTGTTTCGCCCCTATATGAATAAGACGCTCCGGCATTATCAGACAAATATATCCGGGCCCTATTATATCGTTTGAGAACATATCCGGTAACGAGCGGCTTTGTGAACCAAACATCGATTGAGCTTTCGATGGATCCGTCGTTTAAGGTGATTACGCTTTCAGTTAATGTTAAATTTTCTACCGGCGGTATGGTAAAAGACAAGGCAGAATAATTATTATCGGGCAATACAATGGTATCGGTATCGTATACATCAGCATCATATTCCAATGCGGTAATCTCAACCTCACTATTCTCCGAACGCTTCATTGATACTATTCTATAAGGCGCCACGACTTTGTTTTCTTCGCCGAAAGAGTATATGTCATAAGCTGCAGGCGCATTGGTAAAGGCGCTTGATACGTTGACCTCTGTGTAAGTTCCCGGGCCATCGCTCACAGCCTTTTCTTCTTGGGTATCATCGGCAAAGCGCACCCTTATCTTATAAGTTTTACCGCTTTCGACAGTAACAGCCTGGTCTAATTTAACTTTTGTGGCGGTGCTATTTGCCTGTACTCTGCCGCTAAAGCCCCACTGCGGCACATCATGGGCTACGTTGATTACGTCTCCGGCTTGGCAGGCTATCGCATCGATGCCGGCTTTGAGGGTTACTGTGCGTTGTATGTTCTTGGCGATGTTGAGGGCATATTTGCCTTCCCTGACGGCCTGGCTTACGCGGGTACAAAATAGGCGTAAAGACTTTTTGCGGATAGGATCTCCCGCGGCAATAGATGCTTCATCCATTACCGAAATAACCTCTTGCTTGTAATTTAAGTCTTTATTCATAAACTGCACTTCGATTACATTAGGAATGTCTTTGATTGATTTCCAGGACTGGACAAAACTTTCGGATATGATATTGCCCATGCCGAACATCTGCACTGGGCTTTCGGCTTTGTCTATCTTTAACTTGATTGCCCCTCCGGAATAAAAAGTAAAGCATCTGAAGGTCGCGGATAACTGGGAAAGTAAGTCTATTGCCTTTGTGCTGCTGTCTATAACCACATCTAATCTAAAACGTTTTTCGTAGCCTCCATCGCCGTCGCTGACTTTTTCTTCGCAATATAAAGCCATTTCCAATAATTGTGAAGCATCCATATTGGATGTAGTGATATAATCCCCCAAACCATATCGGGTATTAGTAAGTAAATCCCGCAAACACCATATCGGATTAGCGGAATAAGCGGTTACATAAGTTACGCCGTCCCAATAAAGTGCGGTATTGTCAGCTAACAGCTTAAATAAACTGTTGACGGGATCCCAATAGTAATCATCCCAATCGACAGGATCGCCATCCTCCGCGTCCAAAACGGACGGGATGCTTATCTTTGCCCCTTTGATTAAAGATGTAATGGTTGGTGTACTGCCGCTTAATTGGTCGGTTGCAAGGGCTTCTACGCCTATGAGGGCCACATTAGGATATGTAAGCGGCTCATCCTGGGCAATCTCATCTACGCCTTTAAGATAAAGGTCTCCTTGCTTCATCGGGTCCAGACTGCTGTCATCAGAGGTCCGGGTGATACGTATGTCATATTGGCCGGCAGCAAGGCTTTCTTTGCGAAATACGCGCCTTAAATCTGTGCGTGATTTACCGTCTATAGTGGTTGAGCCTAAATCTGTATAGGTAGGATCTGCATGCAGTTTATATTCCACCTGATAAGTTACCGCCCAGCTCTCCAGGGCGCCGCTGCTGCCGGATTGAAATAACCCGCCTACGCAGGTAAGCTTTAATTCAAAGGCGGTGATATCGGTATTTACTGTCGTATATACATAAGCGTTATTTTTGGTAAGATTGGCATTGAGCGCTTTTAAGTCGTGGCTATCGTTGAAATTTGGTATCTGCGCCTGGTTGTTTGTGCCATAGCGCTTGGTTAAAATTATGTCGTCAAAGTTAGTTGAAGGATTTTCGTTTATCTCCACGCTGTCTATGCTTTCAACCTCTCCTTCGGATAATGCGATAAGTAAGTTTAGGTATTCTTTATCTCCGTCTGTGCGGATGAATTGGTTGATGATGTTTCCGCCTACCCTATGTTCGCCATAGACCTTTGGTACTGGAGTGCCTACATCTTGGGTGTTGGTTATTCCATCCCAACCGTAAGTTGGCGATCCCTCGTCCAGGCCGTCTCCGGATGTATTGAATGTGGGGGTTTTTGGCCTTACACAAGCGGAATAAATAGAATAAGCTAAAGATAAAATTGCAAGTGCCCAACCAACTGCAACTGATATACCTGCTAAGGTTGCAGCAGTTGCAGCCGAAAAACCTAACCAAACAAAGAAAGCTGCTGGTATTTTTATATTTGGAGTAATTAATATCTCATCATCATCTTTAAGCGTAGTAGTTAAATCTTTTATTACTGCTCCGGTAACGATGATCTTTGCATCTTTCGTATCAAATTCCGTTTCAATAAGATAATCCTGAATCGGCTTATTAGCTAAGAAAGGTAGTTCTTTGGTTATTCTGCCTTCATCTTTGAGGATATTTGGTATATATTTAATCCGGATTGACATTGACAATCTCCAAAAAATATGCTAAATTTTTATAATATGAAAACCTTATTTGTTATACTTATATGCATCACTCTATGTGGTTGTGCTTCTGTTCCTGTCCCGATCGTTTTTAATCATGCAAAAATTAACATTGGCATGACTAAAGAACAACTAACAAAAGAATACGGTGCTCCAAATTCTTGGAGTCGCCAAATTATCAACGGTAAAACTTACGAAACCTGGTATTACTATGATTTTTCTGAAACTTATGATTTTGTAGATAATGCGCTTACTGGTTATAGCAGCAGAAGTGTTTATCATTCTGCTAATAGCTCCGAAGATATCAGAAATTATAGGAGGAATTAAATGAGAACTAAAGATAATGGCTGGGAAACTTTCTGGTATTGTTTTGTATGTATTTGCAGTCTTGGAGTGTGGTATACCATAAGAATTGTAATGACTATTGCGATTAAAAAAGCGATTGACCAGATAGAGCAATAATTTCATTCGTTCCCCTTTAACCTATAAAATCCCACTATTTTATCTTTCCAATCCGCTATCCTTGCTACTGCCGTTCCTACTTTAGATGTATGAATAAACCTTTCGCTATCAAGTATTATTCCTGCATGATTAAATAAACCCCTACCATTCTTTAAACCAATAACATCAAGTAATTTTGGTGTATTTATTTGCTCCCACTGTTTGTGATAATTCTCTATGAAATAATTACCACCTTTTAACGCCCAATCCTGCGGATAATTTTCGATATCCAACAATTCAATTCCAATTTCTTTATAAATATTTATAATGAGTCCATAACAGTCGAGTCCATCCATATCCCGGCCATAAAGCTTATAAGGCACTCCTAAATATCGTTTGATGATATCCTGATCAGTCATTATGTAAACAATCTCCCAGTAGGGATACTCGGAAATCCACCAAATCTTGCTATGTTGCTCATAGTAGTTTTACAAGTATCCTTACGTTTATCACAAGTAGATTGCGCACCAGCGTAGCCACATTCGGTTGATTTAAATTTCCACCGGCAATAATTACGGTTATAAATTCCACTAGGTAACGTTAGATCGATAATGTCATACTTGCTTGATAGTACAAATTCAACCGTATCTTGTGTTGCCGTATAGTTGTCTATATAGTAAATAAATTTAATATTCGCATCTGCATCGGCAATTTGATTAGCCCATATTAGAGTAATGGTTACCTTTTTCCCACGCAGATCGTATCCTTCAAGATATGACTGAATGAGTCTGTTTACATTAGCTACAGTTACTTTGAGCGTATCTATCTCTCCTTGGGAGTTTTCTGAAATTTCATCATGCTTAATGGGAAATTTGGTATAAGTTACGCCGTCATAAATAACATCAGTATCCCATTCGGCGAGGTTTAGGTCCGTGCTACCGTCATAATTCTCAATAGAGTAGAGATATATTGGCTGGTTTGATGCTTTATTTTTTTCTGATTTAAAGGTACTGTCCTGTGTGTACATTAAATAATAGTTATTAGGTTGAATTCAAAATCATACAAACCGAACACCGTATTACTAAATGTTAAGCTGTCTTCCTTGAATCTAACGGTTAACGTTACTCCCGTGACAGGATGTGTCCAGGTAAAAGAAGTTAGGGCTCCTTTTTTGCTATTAAATAGAGTTGTTACTGTCCCTAAGTCGGCTGCACTCCTGTTTTTATAAACTAATTTATACTCCGTAATAGTGCTTGAACGTTTTGCCCTACGCTGTTCTGCCCCATTCTCAAATTGACTTATGAGTGTTTTATATTGGGGAGTTTCGTCGAATACATAATCTGGTGCTAAAATGAAGTCGTTAGCCATATTTATCCTTTAAGTATATTTCTTTAATTGCCCCCTTAACGATCCATTGCGTCCCACAGCTCTCCCCACCATCGCAATAATTTCTGATTCGTGTCGAGCAATATCTGCATAATCCCACACCTTAAAAACAATAATTGGTTGCGCCGCACCACCCTTTTCATATTCAGCATTCTGCGACCTCGATAGAACCCTTTCCCCTCTTTGGGCTATGATCGGCACTTCATCTACCGCAAGACCGCTGTGGGCCCTAACAATACCTCCGGTGTGATAAGGAGACCAAGCAGTAGTAAATGTATGCCCACCTACCGATTGAGTCCCTGTATTAACAGTGTGGCCGCCTACTCCTCCTGCTATGCTGCCTGCCTGGCCAAGTATGCTAAGTATGTTCCCTACTAACTGCTTACCTGCTATAACTGCTTGAACCATCATCCAATTTGCGATCATTTTTGCTATTACTTGACCGAACATGCTTAATATTGACTTACCAAAAGCCGCAAAATAATCTTGCGCCCTTTTTAACTGTCCTGAAAAAGCATCATCTATAAAATTTGAAAAGGCGTTAGCCAAATTAGTAGTTAATTGAGTGGCTACATCTTTACCTAACTGCTGAAAATCTCGCAACTTATCCATTGCCTCAGTGGTGGCATATTCAAATCCTGACCAGAAACCGCCCGCAGGATTTTTATTCTTATTATCTCCACCGCTTATAGCCGCCTGAAATTCCTTCCACCATCCTACGAAATCGCCTAAATTTTTCTTTATCTTGTCGAATCCTTCGGCTTCTGAACTGCCTTTTCCTGACATTACATCTTGTATCTTTTTGCTATAAGCGCCTATATCCTCCCAATCTTTCTTTACCGCTTTGAAATCGAGTTTCATAACATTCCAAAGTATGAGAAGATAATCAGCGGTCTGGCCCGCCACTGAACCCAAAACTACAAGAGTGTTTATTACTGTGTCAGCAACTGGCTTCCACTTTAACATAGCAACAGCAAGAGCGATAAACCCTCCCACAACCGCCAACACGACAAGAGAAGTAGCCAATACCACCGGATTCATAGCTAAAAGGGTTGAGGTAAGCAAGGCTAAATTTGCCAGGAATGATAAACTATGCCCTACAATCATCAAAGCAGTACCTAAACCTATCAAGGTAATTCCGAGTTTATATATACTGCTGATTATTCTATCCCTTACTGCCTGATCTAAATTATTCCACCAGGAAACTACGTTAGCAATGCTATTGGTCAATTGACGCATTATTGGCAACAATGATTTCCCTATAGATACTGATAAATTATTAAACACATTCTGGGTTTCGCGTAATTGGTGGGCTATTTCCGCATTGAAGTTTCCGGCGTTTTTATATGCAAGAGCCAAAGGCGCTATAATAGCGGTTCCTACCGCGGCCATGGACGTGCCTACATAAGACATTTCTCTGCCAGCTTTGCGCATTTCCAGGGCTACTTCGCGCGTAGAATTAGAGAGCTTCCGGAAAGTCCCTTCCACTCCCGCGAGTTTTTTGGAGATCTCATCCTTAAGCTTCATTATTATTTCCAGCTCATGATTACTCGGCATGGGTATCTTTCTCCTTCTTCTCTTGAATCTTGCGCGATTCCCCTTCGATTACTTCAAATGCTTCAAACAATTTCGCCGGTTGATCCATCCATCCCCCGGCGTTAGGCAAAAATCCTTGTTTAAAATATAAAAATGCTTCGATCAGCATTAAACTGCTTTTCGTTACCAGCCTTACGGGGCAGCGGTTTGTTTCAAAATCATCGAATTTCCAATATCCGGGTATTGGTGAATTTTCTTCGCAGCCACGTTCGGCCTTCTGATCATCGGTACATCTGCGGCATTCCAGTCCCGAATCCAGGATCTGGACTGCCATAATCAGTTTTTTACTTCTTCCTCGGTAAGTTTATTGGCCGATAATATGACCTCTGCCAGCTCATCAATCAGGTCCTTCGGCAGCATCTTTATTATTTCATCAGAAACTGCAGGAAAATTCTTTCCGTTAATGGATGTGCTGACAGTATCAAATTTAACCGGTTTATTTGTCTGGGGATCACCCAAATTCTGAATGTCTCTTATGCCAAACTTAACCGCTAAAAGATTACGCTTGCTTACTAAAATGTTTGCCTCTGCCAGCTCATTGGGGTTTTTTGAACTGAACTTTAGAGAGGTTGTCTGATCGTCTATATACGATCTTAAAAAAGGATCCAGTGCCCCTATTTGGAAAGTTGTGGGGTTATTCTTATCCGTGTCATATTTTGAAACGTACGGTTTTGCCTCATAAATATTTATCCCTGTCAACATGATATGCCTCCTTAATTAAAGTGCCAGAATTGAAAGTTCATCATCCCCTGGTGATACTGTACCGTTAAAATCAAACGCGCATTTTGCCAACTGTAATCCATCCCGATCCTCGTCATCTACTTTGGTATATTGGGCTTTGGGCGCATAAAACCGAAACTTATTACCGGTAGTGCTTCCGACTTGGAAATCCAGGATCATCTCGGTACCTCCAAACCATTTGGAATGAAAATCATGGGAAGCTACCAAAGACATCTCCGGGTTAAACGACCCTAATGTTTCTCTATCAGTAATAAGATAAGAAAGTATCCCGCGCGCACTGTTGATATCATCCCTGCCAGCAAGTTTATTTCCTATATCAATTTCCAGTTCTCCGACTTTTGCAGACACGGCATCAATACTGAATAACGCACTTAAAAACGCCGGTGGAATGGGGGTTTCGTATGTAACCCCGGTTAAAAGCGCAGTATCGGTAATGCCTCCCTCAACTCCCTGAAATGCATATTCCATCATTACCGGTTGTCCGGCCTTGAGCGTAAATTTAACATTGCCCCTGGCTCCGGTGATAAGCTTACGTATGCCGTCTTCATAAGTTGCCATGGTCAATGATGCGACATTATTGCTGTAATACGATACCGGCTTCCATTCTTTTCCAACCGCAGACGATACTGAAGATGTTGTGGTTGTAGCTGTGGAAGTTCCCCCGGTAATTACTTCTCCGCTTTGAAGTGTCCCGGAAAGAGCCACATAATAAATACTAGCCGCTCCGTTGATTGTCTTTATGACTACCCTGCCGGTCCCTCCGGAAGTGCCCCCAGTTATCGTTTCTCCGTGCTGGAAAGGACCGCCGGTTACCGCTCCGATATTAATTGAGCGCAAAACATTGAGCGCAAACCCGCAGGATTTAAGCAGCTTTGACCATTCCGGTTCGGTAGTCGCTGTTCCTGATCCGCGTAACTCCATGCTGAATCCTAGGCTTGCTGGGCGTTTACCGGGAACCTTACCAATACGAGAATGTGATGCACGAACTGGGTCTCTTGTGAACATCTCGACATCGAAGCTGACCTTTGGGGTATACACCAATAGTTTGGCGTCCGCAGCGGCTAATGTTTCCGCTGTTCCTTCCACTGATTCGATTTTTGCCGCTAACTGCCTTCTTCTAATTAACATGTCTCTCCTCCTTGGTTATATAAATTAATCTATACATAGGCCGCAGGGTCCGTAAGTAAATGCTTATAGGTTATCTCCAACTCGATCTGCACCCCAAAGCTCGGCATCCCTTCAACTGTCACGAATGGAACATTGTTCATGATATAGGTATTCTCCGCATATCCTCCGCGGGTGTAATCAACCATCAATACTTTTTCCACATCAAGAAGTAATCCGCTTATTATCTGATCCGATGGCGTAGTATCGGTATCATCTTGCCTAGTCCAGACATCCAGATATACCGTAAACTTGCAGGTCGCCTGAGGATTTGGTTCCTGCTGTTTTCCCTCCATCCCGGAATTGATGATAATTGCCGGGATAATTTGCAGGTTGTTCCCTTTCTGGGACCACCGCTGCACATTAGTGATAGTATTATTGTACCCATGGGCTAAGGTAATTGTTTCCAGCGTGGTTTTGATATTCTGTAAAATATATTCCCTGCGTGATGTAGTCATGGTTTAAAAATACGTTTCTTTAATCGCTTTTTCGATTGATTGGTTAAGAATATTTATTCTATCATTGCCCATTTCCTGCCAAGTCTGATAAAAACCCAGGCGCGGCTGAATTAATACGTTATTTTTTAATACATATAAAAATCTGATTCCCGGATTTCCTTTTGTGAGCTTTTTTACTAAATAAGTTTCTCCACTTTTTTTAACGGTAACCATAAATAGGCCTTTGACGTTATGGACGTCTTTATATTGTTTCCTGAGATGCCCTTCAAAATTGAACATCTCTTTTCTTTTGCTTAAAGGAACTGCGATTTTTCCTCCGGAAGGATCGTTAACTGACCCTCCAAATTCTTGTAAACTTGCCGGTTTAGAATCAGTAAAGACAATCATCCCCATCCCCTGCATGCCTTCACTCTGGCTAGGGACAAGGCATGCCCTGTAGAATTTTCCGAATAAACCGGATTGACGATGCCCCATAACTCCAGGAGGGCCCTTAAGCCTCTTCCGGCGAAAATTTCCTAAGAGTTTACGGCTTATATGATCAAATCCATCCCCAAGTTCTTCTTTTAACCGGTTTGGGAAGATCCGCGTTGCTGTTTCCAGATTTTTCGTGTTTATCTCTACCGTTAATTCATCCATTTATTTCTGCAGCAACAAGTGCCACAGCCCCTCATCTTGTTTAAGGATATCCGCCACCGTAAATGTGACGCTTACTCCGCCAATTCTTTCCGGAAGCGATACCGTATCCCCGCCCTTGTTTACCGATGCTACGCCATAAGTGGCGTCATTTGCGATAATGATCTCGACTTGAGATTGAAGTACGCGGCCGGTGTCTTCGCTTGCCGGAATAATTCCTTGCCTGAATACCTGCGCTTTAATAGATTTACCGGTTGATCCTTTTGGAGTATAGGTAATAAGTTCTCCGAACTCATCAGAGTTCAGTAAACAATTTATAACATCATTTTTAACTTGGGTTTTAAAAGTCATAATAAAGACGGGGCCCTTTCGAGCCCGGTTGCGTTACTTATCTTTCTTTTCTGCTTCTTTTTTCTTTGGTATCTCGACCGCCACCTGCTGCAACTGTATTGCCTTATTCAGATCGTCCGGGGAAATGCCGGCTGCGCATGATCCCGAGAAAAGAACTGCTCCGGGTAACAACTTTTTCCCGCCGATCTTCTTCTCCGCGGTCAGTTTTAACAAAATATCTGCCATT